AGTGATTGTAGGTACGTCGGTAGCAGCGATACCCGACACGATCATATTTGCATCAATTGAAGCCTGCCAAGTTGAGCCCATAGTTGAAGCAGCAGCGCCATTTGCCATTTTCCACGTTGGATAGGCGCCTGAAGCAAAGGTTGAAGCAGGATTAACCGCAAGACCGGTAACGGGAGCAGTACCGCCAAGACCGACGGATACCGCAGTACCAGTGTTATTTTTTTGCGTCCAAGGCAAGCAGGACGTAAAATAATCGTGGCGCTTGCCACGTTTAAGAAGGACGTAGTCCGCGATAGCATCGGGACCGTCGTCGATATCCACGACGACAGAGTCCTGAATATTCTGATCCCGGAACCATTCGTTCCAGATCAGATTATAAGCACGATGCCACAAGGACACGTGAGAGAGGGTCCCCCCGGCGCCAAGTGGGGTAGTTGCCCCGGCGATCGGGATTCCCATATAGTCCGAAAGAGATTCGGCAGCCGGTGAATACGCAGTAAAGACCGGCATTGTAAAATTTGTTGACGCAGCAGTTGTGGCTTGTTCGCCACAGAATTTTTTGAAATTCGCCCATACGAGCCGATACGGCACGGCAAAGAAGAAGCTCGCGAGATAAAGATTGTCCATGAAAGGAACAATCGGAGTAGAGAGACGAGCAAAGCTCGACATTTTGAGATTAAAGCTATCCCCCGGCAGAGCTTCGTCGACATAGACCGGGACCAAGTACCCGGAATTGAAAGCGGTTTTGCAGCCGTGCGATCGATTGAACGAAGAGCGCTGAATATCAGCGCGAGGCACCTGCGAGAATTGATGACCGCTTGTTAAGACTGAAGGCTGACTACCGGAGGGGAAGCTAAGCATCTTATTGCTCCTTAGTTTTGTGGTGCAAAGTTTTCTTTGACGTGTTCGCTAGCAAGACCGAGTGAGTATTTAGTTTCGTAAATTTCGATTGATCCAGTGGATTGTTCATATGAACCGATTTCGAACAAAGTGAAATCAGCAGGAAATTTGGAGATTTGATTTTGTTTGTCGGATTTGTTAGATGCGACTTCCTGCCATTCGCGAATTGCGTTAGCAGTGAAGTCCCGGAAGAACGGAACTCCGTAAGATTCAGTTTTTGCATCATAGACCACGAAGAGTTTAAGTTTCATTTTCTAAGCCCCTTTTTAGTTGTTGAAACTGTGCGATTTTGCAAGTTTCTTTTACTGCTAGCCTTGCACTAGTGTTATCGGAAGCATTCTGTAGGGCTTTAGCTTTTCTGTCAATTTTTATTTTTGCGAAAAGTTGAGCATCAGAGAGCTCTAGTTGTTTGTCGTAGTACCGGGGAGGTTTCATTACCTTCCCACGGATCACGACATTATCACAGGGGAACACGTCCCCTTTAAAGTTTTCATACCAGAGTTTACCAATGCCCGGACGCCGGGACATGGTTGTATATTCGGGCAGTCGCCCTTGATAATGTTGTTCGGCGAGATCGCCTGTTATTTTTTTCGTTATATACCGCGCCACATAGGCAGCGGATTCAAAAGTTACGTCTCCGACAGTTGCAAAGCCCATAGGCCATAGATTTTCAAGCATCGGAGAACGATAGAGACGACATTCGTCGCGGATTGTGTAGAGGACTTTATCAGGAAAGTCATACCCAAAGAGACACGCATGATAATGCGGTCTATGATTTTTTTCGCCGTATTCCCCACAGTGGAAGAATCGGACGAGTTTAGGAGAAATCGCCTTGCGAAGGCGTTTCATAAATTTTTGGAAGTGAGATTTTATTAAGGAGCCGTCTTTCGGGACGTGCTCCGGAGCATAGGTGAGAGTTATGAAAGCATTGTCGTCGTGACCGTAAGCCTCATGGACGCAGCGCATCGCCCACTGGCGAGAACGCTCGAGACGACAGCCTATGCATTGACCGCAAGGTACCTGTATGCCTACACGTGAGGCAGACGGCCTTGCATAGGGGTTTTTGAAAGAGATTGTAGGTTTGCCGTTGGCAGTTTTTACATTTAATAATTGCCAAGCCGAGATCGGGTGGTAACAAGGCATACGCGCCCCTTTTAGGCGCGAATACCACCGCGCATCGGCATTATGTTAGCATTTTTGGGATGCACATTTTGAGAACCGGCAGTTTTTGAGAAGTATTTTTTTGACTGACGATTACCAAGTTTTTTTCGGAAGGCCATTTTAGTCTCCACAGGTTGAACAGCGTAGATTAAGTTCGAGTTGCATGCCGTGTAGCTCTGCTTTAGCAGCAAAGAGCTCATTTTGCCAAAATTTTACATCACGGATTTGACTTTTTAAGCGTATTTTAGCTAGTTTTACCTCGTTCAAACAGGTTTCGATACGATTTGAAAGCCTTATTTTTTGAGCTTCTTACATCGATGAGCCTCCCATTGGTGTCAGTCAGCACAGTTACATCAAGTAGGAACTGTGCTAGCTAAGCCGGATTTGCCAATTCGGCTTTGATTTTTGCGATAAGAGCTTTTTCGTCGGCTAATTTCTTAGCCTGTTGGGCAGCAATAGCTTCCTGCCCGATTCTTACCTGCTCCTCTTTGATTTTATCCATAGCAGCTTGATTAAGCAGGCCGAGCTTCGCAAGCTCGGCTTTGTTATTTTCATCCGTCGCGAAGGCGAGGAATTTAGCAGGATCGTTTTCAAAACGATTCCGCAGATTAACGTCCAAATTGAGGAATTGTTCCTCAGCAGTTTTGACGATATTTACGGCGTCCTGATATTCCGGGACCGCCGAGAAGTCGCCATAGCGAGGCTCTTTCTGGATCATAATAGGAAGTTGTCCAGATTTTTCGAAACGTTTAAACATAGCGTTGATATCCGCATCTTTCATGTCGGATTGTTTCGTTACCCCTTTATCCCCTTCAAAGGAGAGATCAGAAGTGAATGAGGGACGTACGTCATATTGTGATCGCGCAATAGTTTCCATTTTGTTTTTTCCTTTTTTTAGTTTTTGAATCCGACAGGTCCAGCCATAGCGATACCTGCGGTTCGTTTTGCGAATTTACCGAGAGAAGAATAGACGTTTTTTGCATTTGTGAGATATTTAGCGATAGTGGCATTAGGGATATCCGTTCCCGGGAACGTCCCACCAGCGACACGAGCAGAGGTAGCTTCATTTAGCACCTGTTGTGATTTTATGTTTCGCGTTTCCGCGACCGCTTTCGCGGTATTAGCTGCAAGATTTGCCAATTGAGCTTTTATAGGTGTCGCACGTACTTGAGTATCCTCCATAACAGCCATGGAGCCACCCGGGGAGCTTGCCCCGGATCCCCCGGTTGCAGATAGTATAGGATTTAACCCGGCGTTTCGCAAGTCTGCGACTTCGCGGGTGTGAGCAGTATTTGACATGCGCTCCTGCCAGTCGCGGTTTTTTTGAGCTTCCGCAGCATTTGCAGCATTCATTTCTGCAATGCCTTTTGCAGAGGAAGCAGAGGCGGACATACCGCCAGCCATGGAGAAAAGACCACCGATTACAGAAGATCCCAAGCCATCCCATATACCCATTTTTTAGTTGTCCGTAGATCGCGTTTGATCGCGTTTTTTATTGACATCGAGATTTGTGAGGAAGGTGATGGCAGTATTAAGGATCAGTAGTACCAGTGTAGTCCAGTCCATGTGCATACCTGACGCCCTTTCGGTTGTCGGAGGGCCCTTACGGGGCCCTCTATTTTTTAGAAGTGATCGATCAGGCCGGGTACCGAGTACGTCGGCATAGGACGAGCACATTTTAAATCGAAGAAGAAGTCACCAAAGAGTTGGGGCTCCGTGTTTACAGCCACGACACGATCCACAGGAGGGGCTTCCTGTATAAAGGTCGTCCCCAGTGTTGGGAGGGCCGTGAATTTTTGAGCAAGATGCCAATAATCAAGAGGTGTGCCGTAGTGAGAACGCATTTTCCCAGTAATAGAAGAGGGTTTATAGCGATACTCGGCATAACGTTCTTGATAGCCGAAGGCAGCAGCATCAGCAGCAGCGTCGACGGAGCCTTGACAGTAGATTTCTTTATTGAGTACGGCTTGTTCGCCAATATTGGCGAGGGCAGGCCAGTACATGTCAAGACGAGTTGACCGGGAGAACATACGATTTAGCCCGGTTTGATAGTTGAGATCGGCATAGACACAGACAAGGCCGATTAAGAGACAGTGTTCCGAGAAGGATTTTGTGAATCCTTGACCGCGCACGGCAACAGTGCCGGCAGCGGAGAGACGACCGGTTGCAAGAGAGCCGGCGGTCGCAGATGTTTGCGGAACAGGAGTAAGCATAATAGGAGTTGTTCCACCACCGAGATATTCCGGGCGTTGGAGACGAGAATCATTCGGGTCTAAGACCCCGAAATGAGATTGTACGATTT